GACAATTTCATTTTAACAGAAAAAAGAGGATGGATTTGTACCACCCTCTATCGCTTATTCTACCAAACTTTCACGTTTAATCTGTACATGTTTTACATCTGTAAGAGTTCTGTATTTTGTGTGAGTATCATCAACGTCATAAAAACATATATAGATTTCTCTTTTCATTATATGATACTGGCAAGGAATAGTGTAGAAAAGTGAACCACTTTGCACAATTACTGAACTATCAATAACGCTATATCCTGCACCATCACCGATATAACTTGTACTATCTATAGCAGCTACAAGATACTCTGTACCGTCACATTTAATAGTAGTATCACCTACGGGTGCAATCACTGTATTTCCCCAGATGATTCTACTTTTATTACCGTCATAGTTTGTCACAATATTCCAAACACTGCCAGGAGTTAATGTCCACTTAGGACTAAACCTAACAATAGCATTTACGTTAAAAAAACTAGGATTACACGAGCCAGTTTTCAAAGCTTCTGAAACGTAAAGTCCTATCTTCGAATATCCTGTCTCGTTTGGATGAAATCCGTCAGCTCCCATAAGACCATCAGAATGAATAGAATACTGTACGTTGTTCAAGTAAAACCAATCAACTGCATTATACTGATACGCTTCACACACCTTGTTTAATTTATCCCAGATAGTCGAATTAACATCCCACCCAATCATCCCACAAAAGATTTTAGCGTTAGGAAATTTATTTTTCGCTTTAATGTAAAAACTCATTTCAGCTGTTTGTATTGCGTTAATGTCACTCGGTTCATTATAACCACCGCACACGACTATATTTTTTACACCATTTGGTTCGTTAACTTGAACACTATCAAGTAACGATTCAAAAGTATTGCCTGTTACTGCAAAACCAGAACCACCACGACAGCTTATCACATAGTCTGTGATTCCACAATTTTCGATAACATAATTTATCCATGGCTTAATAGTGTAACCTTTTATAGCACCATTATTATCAAATATTGAGGTATAACCCTCTCCGTAACTGTCACCAATGAAAATAGTCTTACCAGATAAATCAAGTTGTCCAAATTTTTTCCACAGTCTTTTAGTTTCTTCTTTGGATTCAGCATCACTGATAAAAAGTTCTGTTCCAGATAAATCAATTTTTTCAATATATTTTTTCATTGTTTACCACCTATATTATCCCTTTGCATATACGAATAAAGTTTTACTTTCTTCGTTATATGACGCATTTAACAATACTTCGTCTTTGTGCTCATTAACCCACTGTTTGAAAAGTTGTTCAGTGTTATTTCCAATAAAATTAACTGCGTCAATCGTTTTATTTAAAACGCCGACAACGTGTGTTAAACATTCATAATACGATAATGATTCATCAAACACACTCGGTAAAACTGGTGTAACCAAAGGAAAACACATACGTTTAATGTTCTCATATCCTGTCATTTTTTCACCTCACTACCATAAATTTAAAAATAAGCCGTTAAACTCTTCAATAATCATCATATCAATATTTAGAAAAGTTTCACGATATTCTTTTAATAAAGCACTGTAATCTTTACTACCTTGTTTGCCGACTATTGTTTCAATATATTCATCTGTCGTGTTTGCTTCTGTTTTATTAGTATTCGTTTCATTGTTAACGCTATTCGTGTTTGTGTTTATATTTGTTGTGTTTTCGTCAATGTTTTTTCTAGCGTTTGTTAAATAGGTTTCGTTTTCAACTCCCGTCAACGCACCCTGAGGTGTATCGCTATATAAATCACGATTTACACCGTTATTCTGTGTAACACTGTTAGCATTAACTGTCGTATTGTTAACAGTTCTATTGTCACCGTTACTAACCGTATTACCTTTACCCTTATGCTCTCTTGTCAAATCGACATCAAAAAACGGATTAAATTTAAGATTGCATGATTCATACATCTGGTTGTATAACGGCATAATTTCTTCCAGTTTAGTATTCATCCACAACTGCCATATACCAAAAGTTTCAGCACCGATTTCACGCAAGTAAAAATGTTTCAATATTTTTGAGCAAATTATCTTTCTATAATCTTCATCAAAAAATTTTACTTTTGTTGTAAAAATTTTATCCCACGATTTAGATATTATTTCATCTACTGATAAAGAACCCATGCTTTCATTTAATCCACTTTTACTCTCACAGATAAATCTAACTTGTGTTGTATATTTACTCAAGAGTTTCACCACCTAACGTATCATTTTCAATATCTGCACTCTGAAAATCTTCTCTGTAATCAACACTTATATTCAATCCAAACATTTTATTGATTTTTTTAACCGCTCTGTGTCTGCTTTCAAGTCTTGAATATCGGCTAGCGATTGTTCCACCTTGATTTCTGATAACCTCATCTGTAATCATACGCTCTTTCTTTGTAGTGTTGATATTTGAAATACCTAAATACGTGAGTGCTTCATTCCAGATTTTAACTTTTAAGTCATAAATTTTATCGCTAACAAACGGCGCATCTGTTTTTAACACGCTGAGACTTTTGATATCTAAATTGCTGTCACCAAAAATTACAGGGTAATTACCATCATATTGTAAGTAAAGATTTTTCATAGTCAACTTTTGTTTTTCATCGCAAGTTATTAAAACAGGTGTTTTTTGAGCGTTTGCGTTAATGTCAACTATTCTATCAAGATTGTATAATCTATATGCAAACATTTGTACGTCAAGCGCGGAATTAGTTCTAAGCATATTGTTCCAGATAATTACACTGTTGTCTTTATTAAGAGTTGTTTGAAATTGGTTATATCTGCTATACGCTCTCCGTCTAGTAGGTTCACCGTAAATATCAAAACCACCTTGATAGGTCATATTCAAAGCTAATTCACCGATTACATCATCTTTAAAAAACACCATGCAACCAGAAGAAAAAAGTCCTAACTCTAAATATCTTTCATCTACAGTATCTGGTAAATTTTTCCATTCAAACATTGACATAGAAAGTTCCATTAACCTGTTGTAGTATTGCACATAAGTAGCACCATTTGCCATTAGCGTATCATGGAACGATTGATTTTTCTTTTTCTTCATTATACACCGCCTTATAACACTGAGTTATCAACTTCATAGTTTCCTACGTTTTCACCATTTACCCACCATGTAATACCAGTGTCAAAACATTTACAAATTGTTCTAATAGCATCTACGGGTATATTACCACGAACCACACAATCTTTTGTTTTTATGAAAGTAAACTCTTTTCTAGCGTGAATGTTTGGAACAGCCACCACATTTAAAGCATATCCGTAAGTTGTGAAGAAATCATCAACTTGTTTCAAATATGATTCAGTTAAACATTTAATTTTAATTCTAGGCACTTTTTGTAATAACGTAGCAATAATCTGACTGTTATCCGTGGTTAGCAATTTGTTAGGTTGATTGTATGCCACAATAGCACCGTTAATTTGTGACGCAATACTAGTAGCATTGTAAAAAGCGCCAATAGCATTACCACTGTATAGATTTGCAGTAGCCAGAGTTAAACTTGATGCAAGATTAATTTTTGTCTGCATACCATTATTAGCAACCCACGCCCTGTAAGTATCACTTGCAAATGAAACCATAGGAAAATTCCCTATAACAAATGATTCTGAATAGTTTTCAGTTTCACCCTTGTAAGATAAGGGTGTAATAGCAATTTCTGGATTGCCAATATATTTTCCGTACACATGAAAATTAACATTGCTACTGTTAAATAATTCTGGATAATAATACTGACTATTTTCACAATCGTCTGTTGCTTCATACACTGTATACGGTGATGAAAACAATTTGTTGTTTTTCGGAACATACCCTCTAAAATTATCTGGTACTTTCACATTAATATTATATCGAATAGGTGCTGTCTGACCATATTGTAAAATATGAACAGTATCACCACTTGTATTGCAAAAAGCACTAGGGAACATATAAGCACTATAAATGCTATTCTGGTCATACCCAGTAAGAACATTTTCAAGAAAATCTTTAACACTAGTTGTAGAATTTTTGCAAATATAATATTCTGCACAGGAAACCATACCATTCTGAACCAGTGTGAGGATATCATTTTTTCCAGACGGTGCTACACAAACAATTAAAACCCACTCGTGGAAATCACCAATGTGTGTTCCTGTTGAATCAACTCTGGTATTTGGTAAATAGCTGTCGAGCGTAACCATGTTTCCAAAGTCGATACTTTCTGGTTCGATGTGCTCGTATTTATTGTCTGTTACCGTGTGCTGACGTTCAATATAACATTCTTTTAATTGCATTTCAAACAGCCATGTTTGTATCTCGTCAATTTCAAATTCGACAGTTGACATTTCATTGTTAACATATTCAATTTTTGTGATAAACGCATAGAACCATTTATCGCCAAAATTTATGTTTTTAAACATCATATAATTACACTCATAGATGTTATCAGCGCAAATGCCAACCCTTGCAACACCTTTATTTATTCTCTGGTACGAATAATTACCCAAACTATATTTTTGTTTAGAAACAAAATATCCAATCTGGTCAGCATGTGTTTGAAAGAATAACGTGTGTTTATAACTGTTATCAAGTGGCACGTCTTTTAAAAGCCTTATATTTGTAGTCGGTTCAATATACATTATTCATCACCTATATAGATTAAATATTCATTATTACACTCTATTGTTGCCTGTGAAAAAAATTCAATATAAGTTACGTCATTTGTAACTACTGGTAAACATAATGATTGGATAGGCTCTGTATTATCACTATTTACAAGAATAATCGAATAAATTTTGCAACTTAATTCTGCATAACGGTCACCACTGTTAATATGATAGCTTGAAAAAGAATGAAGCAAGGTTGAATCAACCGTATCAATAATATATTCCCAGTGACCTTTAATCGGTAATACTGGTAAATCCTTTTTTGCATTTTCTGTTAAATTGTCAAAAGATGATTTTAAACTCTCATAACTTTTACTACCATTTCTAATATTTTCGCCTACACTTCCCCACACTTTACCGCTTGAATCAACAAAAGCACTTTTATTAATTTTCTGTTCTGCCATATTTCCTCATTTCTGAGGGTGGAAAAACCACCCTCTTAAAAGTATTATATTATATTACTGCTTTTTAAGAACAACACTCACACCGACATTACTGTCTGCATTAATCTTAGTCGTGCTATTCGTATAAGTAGCACCGCCGTTTTCAACCACAATCTGAATCTGTGAACTATTCCCTGCTGGAATCATATACGTGCCATAGCCGTGAACGGCAATACCGTTTGTAACTAATTCCTTAGTCTGAACAAATTTTGCTACGTTTGGTGAAAGTTTAGCACCGTCAGCACTTGCTTCAACAGTTAAAACCGTTGCATTGTCAGCTGTCATTTTTTCAGTAATCTTAGCGGTAATAGTGGCAGGCAATGCCACATCTGCGGTATCATCTACAAATACAATAGCATTTGCAAATGGATTGTGTGTTACGATTTTCCAAACATGATAGAAATAATTCCACTCCATAGTCGAAGCCATATATTTCTCTGTAAACTTGTTCAGTTTATCGTACACTTGAAACCACTCTTCGTCAATCAAAATAGCTTTGACGTGTTTCATTAAATCAAGCTCATCCTGTGTTACCTCTTCAAGACCGTCAGATTTTTCACGAATAGCAGTAAATCTGTCATTGTCAAAGGTAGCAAAATTGTCTACTAAGAACAGTCGACCCATGAACTCCGCTTTGTCCATATTGAACGCTCCTGCTAATACTTCAATGTCGTATTTTGCATTGAACATAGCGTCCATGAAAATAACCTGTCTCTCTTTTGGTGTAGTATTTTTTACGCCTGCTTCATTGTATTCAGAACTCATAAAAGGTAACATGTTTGAAAGCCCTCTGAACTGAACACCTGCATCAGTTGTTTTTGTTCCGTCACCGATAGAAACTGGATACATTTTACCGTGTGAAACTGCTTTAATAATGAGATACTTGAAAAGTAAATACTCATCATAGTTACTTGAAGTGTAAATAACATCAACCATTTTAGCTATTAAATTGGTTACGCCGTCAGCAGAAAGAAAAGCTAAATTTAAGTCGCTTTCGTTAATAGTTTCTGGATAAACAACACGCCAGTTAATAGCGTAAAATACAGATTTTACATCTGGGAAATTTCTCTGAAATTCTCTGGCTTTTGCCGATTCTTCGTCGTAAACCTGTACATTTACAAGTGAAACAAAAATGTCCTCGATACTTTCGCCATATTCGAGATAACCTTTTTTAAGAATTTCATAAGGATTGTTGAAAGTTGCTGAACGTGCTTTCACCAATGCAATTCTGTTCACAAGTGCGTTCAGAAACTGATTACTTAATGACGTTGAGCCGAAAATGATTTCACCTATCCGTGGGATGTCGGCTTCTTTTTCAACAACAGGCACTGCGTTCTGATACTCAAGTCCTGCGTTCTGTCTGATTACATTTAAAATATCTCTTGTAGTAGCATTTAACGTGCTAACTGCAACTCTTTTTGGCATTATATCACTCCTCTCTTACTCAAATAAATCTTCAAATTTTTTCTTTTCTTTTTCTTCTGGTTCTTCAATCTCATCTTCTTCAACTTCTTCTTTTGAAGTGAAAAACCTGTCGCGATATTTTTCACGCCATTTTTTGTCATTTTCTTCGTATTTAGATTTCCAATCTTCTGTGTTTGAAAAACTTTCAAAAGTGTCAGAAATATCTTCAATGAACTCGATCGCTTCGTCACTATCATCTTCTCCGATTCTTTCTCTGACTTTTTCCATGATTTCATCAACCGTTTTAACTGCCATTATATCACCTCTTTCTTACATACATCCATATCGGCATTTTTTTCTTTTTTGTCGGCATTGGTGAAACTGGTGAACCACTGAAAACTTCATACCATTTTAACGCTAATTGTTGCCTTAATTCAGTATGATTTGTAGCAGGGTTTCTATCTGGTCTTTCATATGCTACCATAAACAGTATAGCAAGTTTATCGGACGTCCAACCTAACGTATTTTCTTTGAACTCCTGTGCGGTAACACCTACCATGTCTGCGGTCGCCCCACTAGGTATATAAGGTGATATAAAAGCGTTCGTGGTATACCATTGATTTTTTAATACAAATAATTCACCATCTAAGCAATTACATTGCACTGTTCCGTCTGTATACGGCGATAAATTTAGTGAATCACATGCTTCAATCAAATCGTTTTTCGGTGTCCACTGAAAAATACCGTACCCTGTTCCGCCAACTTCTTCTAATTCTGGATTGATACCGCTCTCTGCTTCTGCATTTCCTGCGAGTGCTGATATGGCTTCTAAACTGTACCCTAGATTACTAAATATCCCATAAAAAATATAAGCGTTATTTAGCGTTTCTGCTTCGGTTAAATGTGCGTTTTTTGAAATCCATTCAGCCATTATCTTACATACACCCTCGAATTATAAATAGCACACACCCATCCGCTAGGAATTTTAATCCATGTGTTACCGTTTTCGTCTCTTGCAATTTCTTTACAAGTTACTTTTGTACCATGCATTAACTGTCCTCTTGAATTAGCGTGTTTTCTTCCGCTAAGGGTAAGACCATCAGCGTTTTTCCTCTTGCTTTTTACATCTGGTCTGATTCTAACATTCAAGTTGTCAACTGCAACTGTGTAAATGTGACCCACTTTATAACATTTATATTTGTTTGTTTCATCTTCACAAACACGTCTTGCACAAACTAAATCTAATCGTCTGTATAAGCTTGAAATAACTACGCCCCTACCTTTATTATTTTTCGTGTTTTTCGATGAGCCTATACTTTCAATCATTAATTCATTGCCGAGATAAATAGCGCAGTGTGTTATTTTTGTTTGTGATTTTCCGAAGAAAAGCAAGTCACCACTTTTAATGGAATCTAAAGAAACAGATTTACCGATTAAAGAATAATCCTGTGCTGTTTTTCTTATAGTTTCATAGCCAGAATCTTTCAATGAGATGTAAATTAAACCACTACAATCCAGCCCACCCTCTTCCAAACTTTCACCGCCCCATACATAAGGTGTACCAACATATTTTTTTGCACTATTGATAAGTGTATCTGCTTTCATTATTTCTCTAACCTCTCAATCAAAGTATTCATTTTTTCAAGTGCCACTGTGTTATTAGAAATGACAGTGCTTAAATTGTCTACCTCGTCTTTATGCTGTTCGTTTAGATTGTCAATTCTTTTGTTAGTCTGGTCATACATGTATTTTACAAAATATGCCATTGCACAACACGCTACGACAGGAAATACATAATTTCCCAACAGACTTAGAAAATCTGCACCCATAGTTTCACCGCCTTTCATAAGATAATCTTATAAGATAATAAGTTTTTCTTATAAATTAATTGTAGCACATATATTGACAATTTTGCAATAGTTATGCTATAATTTATTAATAAAAATTTCTTATGTAGTAATAAGTTTTACTTATAAATAGGTGATTATAATGAGCGAAAAAGAATACTACGATGGCACTAAACTTTTGTCATTAAAAGACTTAAACGGAAATACACCAGAGGTTTATATGTGCACTGGTAATAGAACAGGCGGAAAGACAACCTATTTTAATAGATTGTTATTAAATAGATTCAAAAAAAGACAACAAAAATTTGCACTGATTTACAGATATAATTATGAATTAGATGATGTTGCAGACAAATTTTTCAAAGATATTCACACATTGTTTTTTCCTAGTGATGAAATCACTAGCAAATCAAGAGCAAAAGGGATATATCACGAACTTTTTTTGAATGATGAAAGTTGTGGGTATGCTTTAACTTTAAACAGTGCCGACCAGATTAAAAAAATGAGCCATCTTTTTTCTGATGTGGAAAACATGTTTATGGACGAGTATCAGAGCGAAACAAATCATTATTGTAACGATGAAGTTAAGAAACTAATTTCAGTTCATACCAGTCTTGCAAGAGGACAAGGGAAACAGGTAAAATATTTACCGATTTTTATGGCTTCAAATAGTGTTAGTCTTATCAATCCTTATTACAGTGTTTTAGAAATCGGAAATAGACTAAGGAATGATACTAATTTTTTAAGGGGTGACGGTTTTGTTTTAGAACAGTGTTTCATAGAATCGGCATCAAAAGCACAACAGGAAAGCGGTTTTAATAAAGCGTTTTCAAAGGATTCATATGTTGAATACTCATCACAAAATGTATATTTGAATGATAATTATGCTTTCATTGAAACGCCAAAAGGAAAGAACAAATATATTGCCACCCTTATTTATAAAGGACAAAAATATTCGTTACGAGAATATAGGGATATAGGAATCATCTATTGTGGTAAAAATTATGATGAGAGTTTTCCTTTTAAACTTTCAATAACAACGGCAGACCACAATGTAAATTATGTAATGCTGAAATCGAATGAATTTTTTATTTCAAATATGCGATATTATTTTGAAAAAGGTTGTTTCAGATTCAAAGATTTACAGTGTAAAGAAGCCATCTTAACTGCTTTATCATATTGATATCTTCTTATAATGTTTTTTCATGCCACAACTAGGACGCACGGTTGAAATTATACTGCTAGTGTGAATTGCGGTTTTGCGAACCGTCTTGAATGACTTATAAGATATAGATATAAAAAGGACGAATTGTAAAAAATTCGCCCTTTATTTTTTAAGTAAAAATATATATGTCACTCATACAAGTAGAATTTTGAACTATAATAGCTTCGATATTCCATGTTAAATCACATATTTTATTTATAGTTTGTACATAATTAAGTGCTCTTGAAATCGTTTTGCCGTTTTTAATAATATCGTAATAATTATCTTCATTTTTTGGTTCGTAAAATTTAATTTTTCTTTTAATTTCTTCAACTTTGTAAAGTTTCATATCTGGCAACTTGCAGATTTTATCACAACGATATAATAAAGAAAATAGTTTTTTGTTTAATTCTTCGTAATTTTCAAATTCAATTTCTAATTTCATTTTTATATTTCTCCTCTTCAATAAAATTTTCTAAGCACTCATCAGCATACGGACAAAATAAACATGAGTGTAAACACTGAGCGTCAATCCATTTTATTCTTAAAATTTTAAAAAACTGTTTTAATGTTACTTTTTTCATCATTTAATTTCACCTCTATTTCTATTGTTTCACCTATTAATTTTTCAGTACTATATTTTACTACTTTTCCGGCTAGTAAATTAGCTATATCATTTACAGAAATATCAATTAGCACTTTCAATTTTTTTTCACCTCATTTCGTAGTAAGTTTCTGTTAATAAAACACCACCCTTTATTCTTTTAGGTAGTAATTTTCCTGGAATTTTTAACCCAACTTTAAAATCAGACATACTTCGTTTTGTTTTCAAAAATTCAAGCTTTTCTTTTGTTTTTAAATCTACTTTTGTATCTTCCATCGTGTGCTCTGTCATTGATTGCACAAACAATTCCTTGCAAGTGTCAGGCATACCCGCACACTTCACGTTATAATATGGATTTTTTAAAGGCTTCAAATCTTCGTGCGTAACATGTTCAATATATGTTTTTTGTCGTGTGAAAATAGCTTCATCCCATGAGCTCTCTAATTTCCATGCACAGAAATTTGTTGGATGAACCTTAATTCCTTTTATTTCATCTGGTTGCAAATCACAATGAATACTGTCTGTATCAGCATAAATGAAACCTTTTTTATCAACTCCATAATAATTTTTTTGTGCGGCTCTTATGGTGAAATTCCTTGCATAAGATGTAATAGCCGCTCCGCTTGCTATATGTCCTGCTTTCTTTTCGTGTTCGGTAGATGTTATAAAACCAATGTTTCCATTTTCTTTTAAATATGCTACCTTGAAACTAGAATCGTCATTACTTGCTAATTTACCGTATAAGTTATTCAAAAAAAGTTTTGCTTCTGTTCTCTTTGCACCTTTGCTTGTCTCTTTTATTTTCCTATATTTGTCAATGTATTCATCGAACATACCTGTCAGTGCATAAAACCAACATCCGTCTAAGATTTCAAAATCATCTAGATTATAATGGTCTTTTATCAATTCAAAATCAATCATTGATAAAGTTAATGTTACACGTGTATCACATTTTTTACCAGAATATTTTTCGATATATTCAGAATAATACTGCTGTGTTTCTTTATCATAATAATCTGACGTTGTCAAAGATTCTGTACTTTTATATAAGAAAGAATCTTTTATCTGTATAAATGGCAAATAACCATCTTTTAAATAAAATCTTGTTTTTACTCTAACATAATAAAAATTTCTTTGTGCTTCTTTTGGGATATAATTGCCACTCCAGAAAGACGCATACCCGTACGGGTACTTATTACCAGATTCGCTATGCATCATTGACGGATAAAGCGAATTGACATCTGCCGTTGTTCCATTTCTTTTAATCTGATTTTCTTTACCCTTTACAAGGTAGCACCAACCACCCCTATATGCTTTACGAATATAAGCATCTGCGTTATCATAACCGTATATACTTTTATCAATTTCTTGTTTTGTTAAGTCTGGAAAAAGAATATTATAATCTGTTTTTGAAACAATTCTTTTGAACTCTGACAAACAGCAACTTCCGATAGTTAATTTATCATGACCCTCATCGAAAAGAATTTCGAGTGCTTCTTTTACAACTAGAACGTCATTTGCAATATATCTTTTTTCCTTATCAGTTATTTCACAACCCGCAAACCTTTTTCCCTTGTATTCCATTTCAAGCTTTTTGTGCTTCGTTCCAAACGATTTTCCGATTTGCTTCACTGAAAAAGGAAGAAGTTTCAACGAATCTCTTACTTGAATTATAATACCGTTTACTTTTATAGTAAATGTGTACCATTGCCCCGTTCTTGAAATAGAATATTTAAAGGTATTATTTTTCATATCTTTTTCTTTTAACCATTTATATGACGTTTTTTCATCATTCAAAATTTCATATGCCTGTTCAAATTTGCATTTATTAATAAAATAATCAAGCCAGAAAGAACCGTCAAATTTTAAATTATGATAAAACACACAAATGTTTTCACGGAACGACTGTAAATATTGAAAAGTTGCGTCTATGCTTTTCAAAATGACTACATTATCTGTATTCATTTCAACGATAGCAGAAGCCCACACTTCCGTTGAAGTTTGTGAGTGAATATCTTCATCAACAGTTGTTTCAAAATCACCGACAAAATATCTATATCTTCGCTCATGCATTAGTAATCAACAAAACTTTCATAATACTGATTTAATTCTTCAATCATTTCAGCTTCTTCAAATGATAACGCCGAACCTTTTAATATTTCTGCTAACTCATTAAATGATGCTATGATTTCAGATTCATTGCTGTCGTGCATTATTTTATCCAATAATACTCTTATTCTATCCTTATTATCGTTTAAATAATTCGAATACTTTTCAAACGTATTATATTGTGACGCTATATCAGCACGGTCATTAATCAAAGAAATTAAAAATTTTTTATGCGGTGTAAAATCAAGAAAAACTTGATATGAAATATAACGACCATTCGGCAATTCATTTATCATTGAAATAATTTCATTGATAAAGTCAAAAATAGGTGTCTTTTCCTGTTCTCTTTTTTCCTGCTCTTTTTTTCTTTTTCTTGTCTCAGCGCCTTTTTTCGCTGATGCTGAGCGTTCTCTTTTTCGTGCTTCTAAACCACCCAACTCACGAAAATCTGAATATAATCCACGGTACATCGATGATGCGTACAACTTTTCTGGTGTTATTTTTTTCAGTCTTTCAACCGATTCTTTTCTAATACGCTTCGGTGGCTCTGGCTCTTTGAAGCTAAAAGAATAACCTCTTTTTTCAGCACGCTTGATAAAGCGTTTTATTCTTTTTATTTCTTTTTTATATTGTTCCTTGTATGTCATTTTTCCAGTACCTCATAAAAGAAGCGAAGCGGTTTTTTTTCCGCCCCGCTTTTGCGTCACATCAATTTTCTATTACATTAAACTATTTACGTCTAAGATGCAATTAATGAAATCACGTCCACCTTTTGTTACACCAGATTTCTTGATGATTGAAAAGGCTTCGCCGTCCATCAGTTCAAAGATTTCAAGAAATGAACGCTTAAACGTCTGAGACTGACAAGCGTATACTTTTTTGTCTGGTGTGATAATTGAGAGAATATCAGTTTCTTCGCCATTCTGGTTTTTATCCTTAAACAGGATATAACCGTCGATAGGAATTGAAGTTTCATCATCTACGTTTTTTAATGAAATCGCGTCTGGTGAAGATGTCATAAGATAAATTTCTACCTTAGTAAACTCTCTTGAATTTTCATAAATCTGCATTTTTATTTACCCTCTTTTCTAGTTCTCTTCTTTTTTCTGTTTTACGATTTCATGAGCGTGCTGAATGAATAAGCTTTCTGGCATACCCATTAAACACTCTTTTTCCACGTAGTCTACGACATCCACGCATTTAAGCGTCTCCGTATCATAGATTTCTTTTGCTTTTGTAAGCATGTCAGATACTTCTTTGTACGTGTGTGGCAGTGTTACATCAATGTTTTTCACCTCGCCAATTGAGGTGTCAACACACATCAATACGCAATGCGTACTCTTAATTGTTCTTGTTACCATGTTTTCTTTTCTTGCCATTTGTTTTTACCTCTTTTCTTTTTTTTTTTTTTGCTTTTGGCAACTTCTGTCAAGGGATTCGAACCCATACAGCCCAGTTACACGACAGAAACTATATTTTCAAGGAAAGGAAAAAAGACAAGTACCTTTTGTTTGGCACAATATTATAATATCATATTGATAGTTTTTTGTCTAATTCCTATTTCTAATGAAAATATAAGCGTTACTTATAAGCGCTTATTAGTGGTAACTAACTCACTATATTTTAATCAGGTAAGTTAATTACTTCTGCCCTTTTCGATTCTGGTATTCGAATAAACTCATCAAGGTAACATTTTCTATTGTATCGGTAAAAATAAGGTTTACCGTCACAATCAATGTGAGTTTTTACCCGCCTAGGACTTATTGGTTCACAAAAAACGTCTAAATCAGCTACGACAAACTCACATTTTCCTGTATCATATTCATCTGGCTGATATAATACAATGGCTGTGAACGGTGACAGTGATAAACAGGCAATTGGAACTTCCAAACTATATCTTTCTTTCATTGGTGTTCTTTCTGTAATTTTTCTCATTTTTCTTTTCCTCATCTTTTATAACTCAAAACTTTCCCACGGTGACAAAATTCTGCCATATGCGATTTCAAAATCCATGTATGAAGCAGTGTTTTCACCGATAAAATACTGCAAAGCTGACCTTGCACAATATTCAAGCGAAATTTTATCCGATGAGTGAACATAGCCACTGATAACCCACTTTTCTTTTTTCTCCGATATGATAACTACCATGTATGTTGCACTTTTCACATCACGTTTACAATCTCTTTCTAAAATTTTTACACTTTCTAATTTGTAACTTATCATTTTTCTTCCTCTTTTCTTTTTTTATTTTTTACCTTGCGGTAATCCTGTCTAGGGATTCGAACCCATACAGCCCAACTACGCAACAGGTTATTATTTTATTTATAAATAGCGTTATTGGTGATTTCGGTAAACCAATCGTCAATGTCAGTGAACTCTTTGCTATATGACGGATTGGTATAATCGATAGCAATTTCTTGTATTAATGTTTTATAACAAATTGCTTTATTATAACAATATTCATACAATTCATGATTGCCATCTTTATTATATTGTATTGCAATTTTAACCAATTTTTCGATTTTCTTTTTTACGTCATCCACTTTAATTATTTTTCTCATTTTTCTTTCTCCTTTTTGTTATTCTTTTTTGTTTCTATAATTATTATATCAGATTGTACCAAAAATGCAAGAGTTTTTTGTACTTTTTACAGGTAAAATATATACAAAAAAACATGTGCATAATTTGTGCACTTTTAAGGGAAAATGAAATTGTCAGAAAACTTAATACCCTCT